AAGAAGGCTCACTACGGTCAAGGGGACAGTGTGAACTGGACTTACATCAGTCGCACCCCCGACGGCCTGCCTTCTATAGATGTAGTAGCATACGAAGAAGCCAGCGATTTGGCTGGTTTTACGCTGAACTACGACCTCATGGTTGACAAACTCATAAAGGCTAAACTCAAGCCTATTTTCAAAGCCCTCAGTTGGGACTTGGAAAGAGCAAGCGGGGCGGCTATGCCCAAACAATACTGGTGATAAAATGGATGGATTTAGATGCACTGCTGTAATTAAGTCAGGAAAGAATAAAGGTCAACGGTGCCCCCATGTGGCGCATGTAGGTTACACCCCAATGGTCTGTTTAAAGCACACAAGAAATAGTACATACCAACCTGCAATTTGGTTAGCATATAGGGATGGCGATATAGACCTCAAGGAAGCAATAAGGAGAACTAAAAATGAGTAGAATAGAAGACGAAGTATGCAAGAAAATTGCACAACGAGCGGCGGTCGGCCTAAGTAAGTATGGAGTGACCATGGAGACAGCCCCGTTGTCTTGCCTTGAGTGGCTCATCCATGCACAGGAAGAGGCCATGGACTTGGCCGTGTACTTGCAGAAGTTGATTGAGTTGGAGGAGAGCGAATGAGCAAGTGGATGTTTTGGAGGAAGGTCAAAGAGACCCCGACGAATAAACGCACTTGGTGGCGTCTCAAATCCACTTGCCCCACTTGTGGTAGAGCAGATGAAATACGCACTCGTCAAGCGAAACTGTTTGAGTTTGCAGAGATGGAACAGAAAACACTGGAGGTGTACGCATGAGTGACAGAGACTGGTCGGCATATGCCAAATCAACTTACCAATGGAAGCCGGGACACGATAAGCACCTGCGAATGACCAAAACCAGCCTAACAAGCGACTTTGACTACTGCCCGAAGCAGTACGAGTACAAGCGCATTCACCGCCTCCCTGAGCCGTCAAGTGACGCCATGATGAAGGGGAACAATGTACACGAAGCCATTGAGGTATTCTACGACAATGTACCACCTGTCCTTGACGAACTACATACTCTGATGCAGAGGAATAAAACTGAGGAGGCTTTACAACTGGCTCTCAGTGTCATACCTGAACAAGAGTATGTGCTCGGAGAAGGGCCGTCTATTGAACAAAGGATTCGCTGGGACTTACAGAGACTACTCGCTGGTGGAAAAGAGAACTACCTCCCTATCATCAATGAACTGGAGGTCCACGCATTCGTTGAAGAAGAGTTTGAGTTCAACGGCGAAGTGCACACGATTCCCATTCATTTTGCTGGGAGTATTGACCGAGGTTATGCGACAGATGAGGGTACCTATGCTCTTATGGAGTTGAAGACTGGGAAGTGGGTCCAAACCAAGAATCGCCAAGACGAATGGAAAGACTCCAAGTTCAAATTGGAATCTATGCGTCAAGAGATGGCGTTCTACAAGTATCTGTTACAAGTTGCTGACCACCCCTACCAAGATGTTTCACATTGGGGTTGGGTGTATCCGTCGGGTAATACTGCGAAGTTGGACCCGCTGAACAAGTACGGGTATGAACAGCGCGGCATAAACAAAATCACTTACGAGCCAGCGACCGGTAGAACTTGGACGACATTTAGAAAGCGTGTAGAGCGCCTTAAGACTGCACTGTTGACGGCTTACCTCGCTGAAGACTTCCCAACCAAACCAAGTACAGGGAAGTGCGCTTGGTGTAACTTCAAACCTATCTGTCCAAGTTGGGAAGGCAGTGATAATCCACAGGAATACCTTGACAACTACAAGGAGGGTAACGAATGAAAGTTATGCGAATAGAAACCACGAAGCGTAAAATACAGAAGTCACTGGAAGCGACAACAGGGAGACCTGTTCAAGTTTCTTTCTCACATTTGGGCAAGGACAAAGACTACAGCGTTGCTATCCAAACGACGCTGTACGAGTTTGACGGCGAACCCGCCGGTCCCAAGGGAACCATGTACCTTACTTTGAACCGCAGGCTGTTGCAGAACAAGACGATGCTCCAAAACACTGTCATGGAAATTCAAAATCTGTACCGTAAGAGTGATTGAAATGCAGTTGGTGTTTGATTTTCCACGAGAGGTGATGGAACTCAGCCCTGAGAGGGGCAGAGGCTATCGTAAAATCGTGCGAAGCAACACTGACTTAGAACGCTACTGGGAAGGGAAAAACGGAGTGTCCAATGCCTACATGACGGTGTATGGATACCGGGCTACCCTCCCACCGTTCAACAAGCGTGTGAACTTAGAAACGCCTATCATTCGTCATTTCGTCATGGATTTTGACCCCAAAGATTTCCGAAAGAACAAAGGTAACAATGTTGACCCTGCCGCTCCTTTGTTACAAACCAAGAAACTACACAATTTCCTCTTAGAAAGAGACATCACTCACAGTGTGTGGTACAGTGGAGGCGGTTTTCATGTGTGGGTAGGGCTGGACAAAGCCTACATTCCCAGCAGTGGAGACAGCCTGTCTGACATCAAGGAAGCAGGAATGAAACTCGTTAGTGATTGGATTCATGCTATGGACCTGTACTGCTCTGACCCCGCTGTACCGTTTGATACCAGCGGTATGATTCGTATTCCGAACTCGTACAACTCCAAGCGAGGACTTTGGTCCATACCCCTGAGCACCGGAGACCTTGACGCTGGTTTGCATTACATCATGGAGAAGGCGCTTGACCCCGGAATAGGCATGATTCCGTACGGTGGTCAAGGGCTCAAGTTAGAGGTCGTAAAAGGCAAAAGCCGGGGTAAGGTGTTCAACCCGAACACGAAACCGATTGACCTACCTACCATCTCCATGGATGGGGTAATTATTCTCCCTTGCCTCAATCAAGCGGCGTGTCGTGTAGGGAGCAATCCCAGTCACGATGAACGGGTACAACTCGTCAAGTACCTATCAAAACGCCTGAGAAATTTCATTCCGGTTGAGCGCATTGACCGAGACAAGTTGGAAGAACACACTGAATCTATTGTGAAGTTCATTACATCACTTGAATGGGCCGACTTTAACGAAGGCACCACCCGATACCAAGTGGGCACTATCGTCGGCACAGAGTACCCACAGACATGTTCTATGCTTTACAAGAAAGGTATGTGCCTCGGCAAGTGCCGATACTGGGACAAGACCGGTGCGATTGATTTCAAGGGGGAAGAGGAATGAAGCACAGGCTGAACACGCACTGTGCCATCTGTGACGCCGTGGTCGGAAACAAGGCTAAGGTGAGCAAGAGAGGTGAAGTTCACTGCGTTAGTTGTCGCAGAAACACGGCTCCTGACGAGTACCGTTGCCAAGGTATTACAAAGAAGAACGAAAGATGCAAACATTGGGCTCGTGAAGAAAGCGATTACTGCGTTCGTCACCGAAACTATGAGGTGACTGAATGAAAATGACCCAGCCGTTACTCATTGACAGTAACGAGCGTGGGCCACTGCATGACGCCGTGGTTAGAGCCGCTGAAAGAGAGGGGTTTCCTGTCAAAAAGGAACACTTGCAAGGCATGGGCGACTACAAGGCTGGGAATGCCAGCATAGAGTGTAAGAGTCTTTCCGACCTCATCCAATCCACCTTCAAAGGTCACCTACAGCGTCAAATTGAGAACCTTGATGCCAACTGCGAGCGAGTCGTGTTAGTTGTTCACGGCGACATTGCCAAATATGTCGCTATGAGCCGAAAACAAGGCCGAACGGTTAGTTATGCAAAGACACTTGACCTGATGTTGGGTATTTTTGCCCGATTGACGGCTGATTTTGACTGCCACATCTATAGAGCGAAAGACTACGCCGAAGCAGGTATGTTTATCGCTAAGTTACACAGCAAGATGCACAAATCTGCGAGTAGGCACGGTGCGAGAGCCGTCACAAGAACGAGTACCAATGATGTGCGAGCCGACATGCTCGTTACAGTACCCGGTATAGGGCCTGAAATGGTAGCGAAACTATTGGAAGCCTGTGGGTCAATTGAAGAAATGCTGTACCCGGAGTCGTTAAAGGCGGTACGAGGCATGGGTCCAAAGTTGCGCCAGCGACTGCTGGATGTCTTAACATCCGAAGAGCCCGTACGAGTCCAAAAAACATACAACAGAGGAGAGAGAAATGGAGCACAAAGCAAGTAAGTACGAATGCGTAAGGAAGTTTCCAATCTTGAAGGGTTACCTTGAACACTTCAAAGAAGTCAGCAAGAACAACGAAATCCCCGGACTGATTTCGTTTTTCTACATTTTGGGACAAGCGGCCATACCGTATGTACGGGTGCCTGTAGGTGGTAGTAACCTTGACCCGAGGGTGAACATGTTTTGGATTCAAGACACCCGAACGGGTAAATCGGCGGCATATCAAATCATAGAGAAGGTACTCAATGGCTCTGACCTAAACACTGCTGATTACAACAGTGGTAACGATGCCGCCCTCATAGGGACATTAGTCCCTGACCCTGATTTTGAAGGCAATCCAAGAGATGCTCCCCAAGTGACAAGGCCGGGGCTTCTTGCGGGTCGTAAGGGTTTGAACTTTGACGAGGGTAGCGTTGTTCTCAAAACAGGACAGTATAACGAAAGTACGACCCTGTTCTTGCAATCTGCCTTGAACTCAGCAGGAACTGGGCGTAACATATTGACAAAGCACATGGCAAGGGATACATTCACCATCAAGTCGGAAGTGTCTCTTTGGATTACCACTTACCCACCAAAGGGCATCAAAGAACATGTACTGGACAAAGGTATTTTCCAGCGAGTCCTCACATATTGGAGACACTGGACGCTTGAAATGAAGCAGGCTATCAATCATGAACTGGCAGAGTCAGTTTACAGTGAGCCTAAATTTGAGGTGCCGTTTGAAGAAGTGACTGGTTTCTTCAAAGATGTGCAAAAGCAACTCAAACGCAGAGTGCTGGAACTCAGTGACATCGCCCCCCTTGAGTGGGATGAAATGAATGGAGACGACCAAGAAACTGTCGTCATGAGCCTTATGCGGCGAATGTTTAGACCGGACGAGGCTTACATCCCTGCTCTCATGTCTGCTATTGACGAGTATTACAGTATCGTTGAAGTCATGAGTCCTGACAAACAGGGTATCTGCTCATCATTTATCATGGGACTACAGAACTACACGAACATTCTCGCTCATCATTTCGCTATGATTGAAGGTACTTGGGTCGTTAGAGGGGACCACATAGACATGGCCAAAGAGATTCTCTTTGACCTCTATCAAAATCTTATTCAGTGGCTTGAGTCCGAAGTCAACATTGGTGCAGGTGCATCTGAGAAGAACAAGATGCAAGGCTACTGGAAAGAGGCTTACAAGCAAGCGGAACTCTTTGACTTTGATGACCACCGTGGTCACGGCTGGGTAAAGAAGAAGGAACTGATGAACAATTTCGGAAGGTTAGCCAACTACAACAGTCATGCTTCTGTTAATCAGAAGTACAATACATATGGTACAGAAATGTTCAGCGACACAAGAGAAGGCGTCCGTGTCTTTGTCCGCCTCAACGATAACTATAGGAAAGGTGGCAAATGATGCAGGAACCATTTTGGCATACCGAATGTATGATATGTGATACCAAACTCGGTGACGCTATCGGAGGCTACATAATCGGCACCCACCTGAATAAGATGCTGGGACTGTGCGACGGATGCAAGCATACAATGGAGGCGTTTATCAAATGAAGAGAATGTTGGCGCTTGATATTGAAACTGCAAACTTTTCCCACGAAATAGGAGGATGGGGCTCCAGCCACTTGTTTGAACCGACAGTTGTTGCCACTTGGGACGGCGAAAAGGGCACTGTCTATGCAGACGAAAAGGTGTCCAAATATCTCCCTGAAGGTACCGATGTCAAACCACTTCATCCGAAGACCATCGGAGAAGACTTGGCCAAGCATGTGTCCGAAGGCGGCATGGTCCTTGGTCACAATTTGAAACAATTTGACCTTCCAATCATCCGTGATGCACTGGACTGCTGGACAGCCGGTGACATCATGGCCAAGTCAGAAGAACAGGTGTTTGACACATCTGCTCTACTGAAATCCATTGTCGGACACGCTGTGCCGTTGTCCGACGCTTGTCATCACACCCTCAACAAAGGGAAATTGATGAACAGCCATGATGCGCCAATTGAATGGCGCAAAGGCAACTACGACAAAGTGGCAGAATACTGCCTCAAAGACGCTCAACTGGTTTACGAACTGTGGGAACACGGCATGAATGAAGGCTTCGTGAAAGCACGATGTCGTCATAGTGGCGATGTGAAAGAGTACGAAGTAGACTGGTGAGGAGAGAGAGATATGAACGAAAACGAGAGCAATACAAGCGCAGTCGTCCACAACATCCGGGCGGCAAAGAGAGCAGTCAGTACGGTCAAGACAACACTTGGCCCTATGGGCATGGACAAGATGATGGTTGACGGTGGCGGAAATGTCATCGTCACCAACGACGGGGCTACCATCCTACAAGAACTGGACATTAGCCACCCTGCGGCAAGGATGCTGGTTGAAGCGGCCAACACGCAAGAAAGCATGTGTTACGACGGTACGACCAGCACGGTCGTGCTCGCAGGTGAATTACTTGGCAACAGTGAACTGCTGTTCAGCAAAGGACTGCACGCCAACATCATCTGCCGTGGCTACCGGAAGGCATCCAACTGGGCAGTTGACTACATCAAGAGTGAATTGACGCTGGACGCCGAAGAATTTCTCAGCGATATTGCTCGCACTTCAATTACGGGTAAATCGTTGGAATCCAGCATTTCTCATGTGAGCAATCTCTGCGTGGATGCCGTCAAAACAGCCGGTGGCGACTACGACCGCATTCGTGTCCTGTGTCAACCCGGTGGTGGACTGGACGATTCGTCTTGTTTCTCCGGCGTGGTTCTACACAAGGAGTTCATGCTCCCCGCCATGCCACTCAAGCCCAACGGTAAGGCTCTACTCATCAATACGGGCCTCAGCGACATGAAGGGTGAAGAGAACATCCAACTCAGCCTGTCATCAGCCAACGAGTACCAGCAATACAAACGGCAATCGGGTCGCACTCAATGGGTGGACTGTGCAAATGCCATCATCAGCCTCTTGCCTGACGGCGGTGTAGTGTTCTGCCGTGACACGGTGCACGAAGTCGTGGCCGCTACGCTTGCGAAGGCCGGTATTGCGCTGGTACACCGCATTCCCGAGAGCGATATGACAGCCCTGTCTAAACTGCTGGGCACTTCAATCTCGCACAGCACGGACGACCTTATGGAACCTGTTGACTGTGATGCCGAGTGCAAACAAATCGGCGACATGAAGTACACTGTGGTCAAGGGCGAAGGCGAAGTCACCACGCTCATCTTGCGCGGCGCTACCATGCAAACACTTGATGAGACTGAGCGTGGATTTGAGGATGCTCTCGGAGTCGTATGCCTTGCCTACAACACTAAGCGAATGGTTGCCGGTGGAGGCTCTGCCTACATCGGTGCGGCACTCTACCTACGCTCCAAGGCCGCTACGGTGGACGGTCGTGAACAGATGGCCATTGAAGCATTCGCTGACGCACTGGAGTCAATCCCTGCGACCATCGCAGAGAACGCAGGTCATGACCCACTGGACAGTATCCTGACACTCAGGAACGAGCACAAGAGCGGGCACAAGGACTACGGCCCTGACATTGACAACGGTGGTGCCTGTAGCATGACCGAGCGCAATGTGTACGAACCGTTTGACTTGGTGCGACAGGCTATCCTGTCAGCCAGCGAAGTGACCGTCAGCATCCTACGCATTGACGACATCATCGGCAAGCGCACTGAGTGATGCACATGGAAGAAATTTCACAAGAAGAGTTTTCGGCGTGGCAACAATTTTACGAAGACTCTCAGTTGAAAGTCAGCAGTAAAGCAGAAAAAATGCTTAAAGATTATTACGAACAACGGAAAAAGGATAAAGATAAGCATTTGAAAGAGTTTTGGACAGGTACTGCCATACCAGCAGATTCGTACATAACGACGACCATGTTGGTCAATCTACTGGAAAGTCGCATATACACCTGCATAGAGGCCGGTTTTCCGGCTTGGCGGTTTGAAGAATTGGCTCTGTTCCTGACTTTCATTCCGGGAAGTAAGGTGTTTTCCGAAAACAAAAAGATGACACTTGCCGAATACTTCGGGTTGGAAGCATTCATCAGCGAAGAGGAATAGGCTCAAGGGCGTATAGTGTAGTTTGGATAACACTTCGGCCTTCTAAGCCGAAACCGGGGGTTCAAATCCTCCTACGCCCGCTCACTTCTTTTCAACAAATACCGAGAAAGCCGACCGCCAGTTTGTTTCGCTACAGGTTTAGCCTTGCGCTTGCGTTCACCCTTGAAGCCGAGTTGGCCGTGGAAGCGCAGGTAGTTGCAGAACGAACACTGGTGGATGACTACCTTCTCGCCGCTGATGTAACTGCCAGCGATGCAGAGAGGCAGAGCGATACGGTTGCAGTTCTCGCACTTTTGCTTGAACAGGTCTACGAATTGACTCATCAACTCACCGCGTGCAGGTCTACCTTGTGCCAGTTCGCACCATCGTAGATGAACTTGGCATACTGGTTAATGGCAACATCCACATTGATTTTGGTACTGGTACTGTGCCCACCACTCGTTGAATCAAAGTGAAGCGTATGAGAGCCTGCTTTGTGATAGACTTCAACAACATGACCAGCGCCAAACGCACCGGTCGGGTTGATGGTACGGTTGTTGTCAGTGGTCACAATCCACACATTGGCTTGGTCAAAGGTGAAGGTGACATTCCCACTTGTCGTGACAGTCTCAAGGCGGTTTGGACCGAGGACATAGGTGTTAGTCACAGGTGTAGTGTTGAGATTTCTCGGCACTGACGCATAAATGGCACCATGCTTGGCACCTGCTACATCTTCCCTGTGCGTTTGCCAAATAGCACCGAATGTACTTCCGCTAAGGTCGCCGTCTTCCGGGCTGGCGAAAAAGCCGTCTACACTGGTCAGTGCATTTGAAGTGGCAACATCGCCAACAGAGCCCTTGGTCATGGGCGTCAAATACAATGGAGACGAACGAATGTAAGTTCGCCGGTCATGAATAGTTGGCGTTGTGCTGAGAGACGCAGTGACACTACCTGCTCCACCAGTCATAGCGTAGCGTAGCACACCGATGACGGTATGCTGGTGATTGGCATCCGTATTACCAGTGATGCTTGTACTTGAAAGAAAACGGTTGGGAATTAGAGGCGTACCGCTACTGGGTGCGGCTGGCGTTCCCATTTCGTACATCAAGTGAGCCTCGGGTGTACTTCTGCCAACGAGATAGACAACGACAAAGACATCGCTGTTGCTACCGGGGACGCTCGGCAAATCGCCGCTGTGGTTTGCTCCACTCCCCGTCGTGCCCACGATAAACGACTCGCTTGCACCCGGTCCTCCTGCAAACTTGTAGAGTACACCGTCAAGTGTACAGAATCCTCCGTAGACCTTGATTTCACCTTGGGATGAACCAATCTCAATGAAACCGGGCGTGTTGGAAACGATGCTGTTTCTCAGCGAATCGCCTCTTGCTCCGTCACCTAACCTCATAATACCGTTGCCGTGAAGGCCTTCGTAGAGGTTCGTCAGGCTGGGACTCGTAAGGCCGTCGCCATCTCTCAATCCTTGGGCATTGGTGCCCATTGCACTTGCGCTTGTGTGTCCTGCTTTTGGGTTCGTCATACTGTCACCTCAATAATGGCTGAAAATTGGAGTTCGTTGTTGCTTGTTTTTTGCACCGAGTTGTAAGTGTAGCGCATAAAGTCGGTAGTGTCGGTAGAATCGCTGGGACTCTTGTACCTGATAACGACTTCCCTCAAAGGGCGGGTAAATGAAGTGTCTAAAGCCAGTTTCGCTTCTACGATAAGCGTGCTGTCATCAATGACTCTCACAGTGGGCGTCACCACTACGGCAGGACTACCGATGCCTCCGTCCTCTTGCGTGGCTACTGTACCGTCAAAGCCGAAAACGACCTCGTTGATTCGTGCTTTTAGCGTGTCAATCAAAAATCTCGTCCCTTCGTTCAATAGCGGCATATCATCCTCTCCTATTCCCTAAGAAATAACTGTGTACAGCACCAATTTTCAGGTGATTGTTGAGTGCTTCGGCTGAGTCAGACAGCAAAAAGAGTTCGTCGTTGTTGGCTACTTTGTGCACGCTGGCCGATTTGATGACAACAGTAGTGGCCCCAACGGAAGCGAGGTGAATATGTCCCAGTTTGTTTCCATTGGCGGTATAGACGGCTTGGTTGTCAGTGGCAAAAGCGGAAGACGCCGAGGTACCGTCTACGGTGAATGAAGTTGTCCCAATAGCATAGCCACCGCCGTTGTTGATGAGCACACCTGTACCTTGTAACTGTTGAGAGCCGTTGATAGTGTTCCGACGAGTCAATCCGATGGTGTAGCCCACGCCACGATTCATGTCCTCGCGCTCAGACAATTGCCAACTGACTCGTACCTTGAAGCCAAACGAAGTAGAGAACTCCTCTACGGCAAACTGCCTGTTACGCTCTTCGCTGGCGTCAGTGTTGCCGCTGACATCAATTTCTTGGAAGCGTTGCAATACATCTTCCAGCGTCACATCTACTGAGTTTACATGCAGTTCGCTGGTTTTGTCGTTGAGATTGATGCGACTGCCGAGGACGATGTAACGCTCATTGTCTGTTCTCGTTTGATACGACACCATGTCGCCGGGGTGCATGTGGCTGGCGGCAGTGACATCCACCAGTCTGCGACTGCCCGTGGCGTTCTTCGCCATCTTGAGCATACGCCTTCCTATCGTCTTAGCACTCGCCTTGGTCACTGCCGTAGGTGCGTGGATGCCACCCGGTACCTCGTTAATACCGTTCTGCTGTCTGCCAAAGTCGTCAACTTGCACGGCGTTGTTTTGGTTGTTCGCTCTTGCTTTACCACGCACAACGACACGGTTTGGTGTATTCTCACTTATCTCTGTTATAGAACCACCAAGAACTCTGTTCTCACCTACGAAGTGTTCACGCTCAATGTGATTCTGAGGGAAATAGCACACATTTCCAAAGCGGTCGGATTTGGGACTGTAGCCGTCATGCTTGGACAGATAACGCAGTGCTGTGTACGCTTCTACGCCTAAGAAGTCTTGAGCCAAGAAAGTCAGGCTGGGCGTGCGAGCCCGCACACCGTTGATGCTACTGGTGTTCGCTTTGGCGACACGGTGAGCCAAATCAGAAGTCCGCAAGCCTACGCCAACTTTCTGAGCAAAATGGATGGTTTTGTCGGTGAAGCCGATGGACTTGAGATTGCGACCCTTGAGGTTCTCCAGCCTGAACCGTGTACCTTTGGTAGCGTCTTGGATTTGCGATACGACGAGGGCTTGGTCGTTGTTCTCAGCGCCCACCACGAGCGCAGGTAGCGTGCTGGCAGTCGTCACCTTGTCCCCGTCAAGGAACAACGCCCCTTCGTAGCGAACACTGTCCGATGGGTTGTGAAGCAAACGAATGGTATCTTCCTCTTCAATCAACTTGTAACGCTTCTCCGTGGTCGGCATAAAGTCCGATTGCGTAGGAGCGTTGACGACAAAGCCAGCGGCAGTCTTGGTGTACTCACCGTGTCGCACAGCGTTGTCAACGAACCGTGGTTTGCGGATAACCTTCATGACGGAATCCTGAGCGGCATCAAAACGACCCGTTGAGAGATTCTTGCCCAATGCCATGTTGCTCACTCTCCGCTATGGTCTCCGGTGTTATAACTTGCATCACCCTTGCTACCCTTTGGGTGCAGGGTCTGACTGAATCTCGGCTGAACTTCATAGTCCCCTTCCTCGTCGTCCGTAGAGCGACGGCTGGCGTCAGAACGGAAGTGTTCCAGCGTGTTCTCTGACATGACCATACGGGCCACTGGAGAGCGCACATCGGCCTTGTCGTAGCCACTGACCTCAACGCCCTGAATCTTCGGCCCTTGGCTGTCAGGGACGGTCGTACTGCTCGTCGGGACCACGCTGTACACTGGGGCGTACGGAGGACTGCTGGGCGTACCTGTACGGGCCGAAGGTACATCGCTCGTGAACATGCCGTACTTTCCGCCGGAAGTAGCCCTGTAGAAGTTTGAGCCAGTCTGCGGACCACCTGTGTTGAGGAACGCTCGGAACATTTGACTGTGCTTGTGGTCAAGACCGTGAGCAGGTCGGTAAACGAATTGAATTGTACTGTCGGCGTAGTTGATGTTTTCAAGCGCGGGGTCATGGTTGGCGTCTTGATATGGGTTGGACGAAGAAGACGCTCCTGCCTTGCCCCATCCTTTGACATCAAGGACACCAGCGTGCTTGCTCCATTCCATGATGTAAGTGCCACCGAGTGCCCACATAGCGTGAGCGTTGGAGTGCTTGACCACGCCCGTCACAGGCTTGTCTGACCAGTTGAGAGCGGTCATGTCCAAATCCTTGAGCGTGCGACTACCAACATCGTACGCACCTCGGATGTTGGTGCGCTGTCCCACTTCCTTGTCGGTGTGAAGACTGTGAGCCTCTGTAGACATGACAACATACTCACGAGACACGCCGTCGTTAAGTTCAGCCAGTGTGTCCACATCCAGTCCGATACGAACATCGTTGCGAGACACGGGTTCTGCTCCTCTGTCGTCAGCGTTGACCGTTTCGGTCGCTTCGCCAACATGTGCAGATGACTTGAGCAGACCGTCGTCTGCGTTGAGGTCAACACGGTCACTGATACCGCGCTCAACCTCACCATCTTGCAGAGCAAGATTACTAGGTCTGACGAGCCCTTGTCCAAGGATTGGTTCGGCGGTGCTGTGACTGAGGACGAGGCCAGTAGCGTCGTGCTTTTCGCTGACGGCCATGAGTAGACTTTCGTTGAACACTGTCGGCCAGCGTACACCGCGACCATCACCACGGTCACCAACTCTGAGGGCGCTCGCTGGGTTGAACCAGTCCACTTTGCTCATATTGGATGCGTTGTTGTTGTCGCTGTTGGTGTTCCCGCTGTAGCGGTCGGTACCGTCTCCGCCAAACAAGTCATGAGCGGCAGGGCGATGCGTGACATTCGTATCGGCATAAGCGTCTTCGGGGTCCCAAGAAGGTCGCAGGCCGAATCCACGCACAGGGAAACGCCTGACATCTTCGCCACGGGTATTGCCCCACCAGTCAACCATGTAGTGGCGATGAGCCTTGGCTAACTCTTCTACACCTTGTCCAGCCTCGTCATTAGGGTACATGCGCGTCGTCGTAGACGCATTTCTCAGTGTCCGTACAGGGCACCCGAACGGACCCGTCATACGACGACCGTCGCTGTAGCGCACTTGCCTGCCAATTTGGTCTTGCCCGAGGAGGCTGGAAACCTGTGTGATGCGTTCTAAAATGCCGATGTTCATAGCGACAATATCTTCATCGCTTTCTCCTGAATCGCTTCCGACATAATCCCATCCGTTTGTCTTGGAGTCGTGTTGGATAAGAGGTCCGTGATAGTAGCCAAGCATAGCATTGCTGTTGGCCACTTCAAGCCAGCCACGGACATATGGTGACCAGCGCGGACGGTTGTACAGTTGGCGCACGCCCATACGGTACCCGAAGCACCGGTTTCTGTCGTTGGGCAAAGACAGCGTAGCGACCCCTGTAGAATCCTGATAAGTCTCGCAGTCCATGCCAAAGGTATCACTGCCCCACCCAATCAGTGAGTGACCATAGGACTCCAGTCGGCTAACAGCACCGCCACCATGGCTACCCCCTCCCCAAAAGCCGAAGAAGTTGTATTTGTTTGAACCAAGTGTACCTCCTTGGTGACTGAGTGTGCCCGCACCGTCAAGTAAAGCATCTATTTCAGCGGCTGTGTATACTTTACCAGTATCACTCGCTTCGGCAACATACTCTGCTACTCGGACTTGGTTGATGTCTTTGTCAGTGTGTATGCTACAGGCGTACAATTTGGTTCCGTCCGAGTTCCAATCAAAGCCTGCAATTGAAGCATTGACAGTGCTTCCCCCGTCTATTCGTTGTCCGAGGACGGTTCCGATATTGACACTTGACACAAATGACTTAGTAGTCATATCAAAAGGAGTAGACAACGCAAACTCGGCTAACTTAGGACTGGAGCCAGCGTAATAGGAAATGAAAACCTTTGTACCGCCGGGTTTGAATCGTATGCATGTCATTTGCTCTATTGTATCTCCATCGTCATCGGATACCGCCAACGACACCGTACTTGTTGAAATGGAAGAAGTGATGTCGTAATTTGTACTAAGGGTGCTCACCTTTACATCAGCGCCAGCACTCGTCACTATGTACATCACGCTACCGTCATCGTTGAACGCTATTCCTTGAGTAGCACCAAAGGAAACGATGTTCAGTGTAGTGGTTGCCGAAACAGAAGTAATGTCAAA